CAGCACCGTCCCCTCCGCGCTCAACAGCTTTATCCGGGTCTTGACATTCTCAATGGACTTGCTGAAATTATAGCTGGTGACATTGGCTCCCGTCTCAAGCACCCACTGCACAATGTTCTCTTTCCGCTTCTTGAGGCTCAAGCTTCCGTTCTCACTCACCACAAAAAACCGCGTCCCGGTGTTGTCAAACTCAAGGCTTAAAGCGTCCTCAATCGTGTCCCAGCCCGTCGCTTTCTTCTTGATGTGATCCGGTATAGTGTAGCTGCACCCGGCCACCTCCCCCGTCGGCAGGCCAAACCGGGAGCAAACGTCGCTGAAAATCTGCGAGGCCGTCTTGCTCTCGTAGACGAACGTATCCCGGTTATTGCTCAAGTAGATGCCGTTGTCATACGCCTTGTATTTCCCGGCCTTTTTCTGCGTGGTTCCCTGCGTCATAAAAATGCCCCGGAAAAGCTCTGTCCCGTTCCACTTGAAAATGCACTGCCACCCCTCCTCAACGTCGATGCCGCTGCGCTCATGCCAGTAGCCGTCGTCGTCGAGGAGGGATACCGTCAGCGTCCGGGCCGGGCTTCCCCTCCGCCCGGCCCACTGGATGCTCTCTACAAGCTGGGTAATGTCCTTGCCGGAGCCACCGCCGTTCTGGTAGATCGTCAGGTTGATGCCCTCTCCCACTGATTCGCGCCTCCTCTCCTCACGGGATTGTCAAAACCTGTCCGGGGTAAATGAGGTTCGGGTTGCTGCCGACGGTGCCCTTATTCGCCTCATAGATTTTGCTGTAGTCTGCCCCGCTCCCGTAGAGCTGTTTGGCAATGTTCCAGAGGCAATCCCCCTTTTTCACCGTGTAGGTCTTTGGCGCGGTGGTGTTGTCCACCCGCGTCTCCGTCTTTTCCACGGTGGCCTGCTTTTGCTCCACCTTGACCTTGCGCAACGTGACCTCCCTGTATTCTTTGAGGGAGATGTCATAGTAGATGGTTCCCACGTCTCCGCCCTGTTCGTACCGGGAAAAGCTCTCAATAGTGCAGTAAACGTCAATCCCAACCCCCGTGACAATCACATGGACGGGCTTCTTCCCGTCTATCCAGCTCTCGATTTTCTTCACGCACGACTGCGGTGGCGAAAGGCTGCTGACGCTCAAACCGGGGAATCCCCGCGCCGGGAAAAAGCTGCTGAATTTGAACTGATAGGCCGGGCGGGACTGCTTCACCACGATCTCGCCCAGCCCGGCCACATCAACGGAGGAGTTCTTGCTCCCGATGCTGACGGTGAATTTCTCCGGGAGGACGGGGATGCGGAGCTTTTCGGCCTCTGCGTTCCCCGTTATCCACATCTGGTAGTTAGTATTCATAGCTCCCGTCCCCCTCCTCAAAGATTTCGCCTTGGATAATGTTCATCAGCACGGGCTTGAGGTTGTCGGTCAGCACTCCGAGAATCGTCTCCGGGTCTGTCCCCCCGGTTATCTCGATGGCCCCGTTCCCTCCGATTTCTAGGAAAATCCGCTTGACCTGTTCCGTCTGGCCGCCTGCGTTTCCGCTGGTGTCCTGGGTGTCTCCCCTGTCCTCATTGCCCGGCAGAATCTTAAACGGCCTCCGGTCAGCATTCAGCGCGTCAATGAGCCTGTCGGTTTCGCTTGTAGGGAACACGGTGCTCCCCTGTTCCCCGATGATAAGCTCCGGGCCGTTCTCCCCCGCGATATAGTAGTCCGCGCTGTTGGTCGTTCCCGTGGCGTATGTGGCCGCTCTCCGGGCCACCAGCTCCGGCCCGTCCTCCCCGGCGATAAAAGCGTTCTCTGCGTTTGTGGTGCCGTTTGCGTGGGCTGCAACGCTGGTGCTGACGCTGACAGAGGTGTTCGCCGTGGATAGCGCCTGCGATACCGCCCGCGACACCTCCTGCGCCGCCGCCACCGCTCCGCCCTTTCCGGCCCGGATTTGGTCTGCGTATGCGGTGATCGTGGCCGTGGCCGAAGCTGCTGCCTCGTCACTCAGGTTCATCCCCTCGACTGTGGCCTGCATCTCCTGCTCAATTTCGTCCATCTGCCCGGTGAAGTCCGTCACCCAATCCGCCGTGGCCTCCGCCACTTCCTGCTGCCGGGCGCTGACCTCTCCGACGGTGTTGGCAAGGGCCGCCACTGCGTCCGCGTCGCCCCTCTGGATGGCGTCTGCCATGCTTGCGGCCAGCCCTGCGGCCTGTTCGCTGCCGTCCTGCGCATAGGCCATCAGCGCCTCATAGTTCTCCTGCGTGATGCCCAAATCCTCCGCAGACACGGCTTTCAGCGTCTCCACATTGGCAAGATAGCTGTCCCAATAGGCAAGCTGGCTTTCAAGCGCCGCCTGCGCGTTCTCGACGGTGGAGTTCACATACTCCTCGGATTTTGTGCTTGCCTCGTCAAATAGGCCAAACTGCCCCTCGAAGCTCTCAAGGGCTGACTGGTACGCTTCATCATAGGCCGCGCATAGTTCGTCCACCCTTGCCTTAACGTCGCTGTACGCGGTCGATACGGCCTCCTGCCACGATACCGTCTCCTCCGCTGCTGCGGCTTCTGCCTCCGCAATGTCCGCCCAGCCCTGCTCAATCTGCGCAATGGTCGCATCGTTCTCCGCCATTGCCGCGTTGAGGTTGTCCAGGGCCTCTTGGTATGCGTCGAGATCGTCTGTCCCGGCCCAAAACCTGTCCCACCCGTTCATCCCGTCGAGCCGGGCCTGTTCGAGGTTGAGGTTTTCCTGCGCCTTGGCAAGTTCGTCCGTCAGCTCCGCCCTCTTTTGCAGGGCCTCGACATAGGTTTCCTGTGCCTGCTGCTGCCGGGCCTCCTCTGCCTGCTGTTCGCAGGAGCGGCGCATAGCGTCCACAAATTCCTCCGTGCTCATGGTCGCGCCGTCAAGCTGGGCCGCCAACTCCGGGTAGCTCTGCGTGAGCTGCTGTGTCACCGCCTCAAGCTGCTTTTCCTGCGCTGCGGTGAGGTCTGTCTTTGTCGCCAAGTCCTCGTATTTCTGGATAAGGGCCAGCGAGCCGACTTCATTGCTGCGGATGGCGGCCATCCCGTCGTTAAATGCGGCGCTGACCTCGGAAACGCTGCTGCACAGCGCGTCCACCTCTGCCGTGAACTCCTCGACGGTTTGCCTGTTCGCCTCAAAAGCCGCCGATAGGTCGTCCACCTCGTACTTGAGCCGCAGCGCCTCCTCCGATGTCTCTCCGTACTTCTCGCAGGCTTCCTCGTACTCCGCATTGAGGTCTTGCAGCTCGTAATACTGCGCTCTGGTGGCCGCCGTCATGCCTGCGGTTTCGTCCTCTGCCCCTTTGAACGCATCCACAAGGAAGAGCACCGCCGCCGTAACCGCCGCCACCGCTACGGCAATCGCAGTAATGGGCCAAATCGCTGCCGATAGAGCTGTCCCAAATAGGGTAGTGACCGTCGTTGCTATCGCCATTCCGGCTGTATATAGGGCGAATCCGCCGACCGCAACGCCAAGGCCCGCACCTATCGCTACAATGGCCTTGGTGACTTTCGGATGCTCATTCAAAAATGTGCCGAAATTGTTTGCCACCCCTGCGAAGCTGCTGGAAATTCCGTCCACCGTTGGCTGCATTGCCGTTGTAAAGGCCGTGTTGATGTTGTTGCTTGCCTGCGTCCACTTTTGGTCGAGGGTCTGCGCCGTGGCCGCCGTCTTTTCGACGGTGCCGTTTGCCACCTCAAGGGACTGCGTAAGGCTGTCCACGGAGATCGCCCCGCTGCGGATTGCCCCAGCCAGCTCTTGCCCGGCCCTGCTGCCGAACGTCTCTACCGCCAGCGCCGTCGCCGCGCTTGCGTCCTCCATGTTGGAAATCTCCTCAATGACATTCCGCAGCGCGTCGCCCGCGTCAAGGCCGTCCTTTGTGAAGTTGTTTACCGCCGTCCGCAATCCTGTAACGGTGGTTTGGCTGCTTGTGCCGTACAGCTCAAGGTCTGCCAAAAGGCCGATAGCATTGTCGAGGTTCAAATCCAATGCTTGAAACGTGGCGGAGCTGTTGGTGACGGTGCTGCTCAAACTGTCCACGGAGATACCGGAAATCTGCCCGGCATAGGCCAGCTTATCGAGGACGCTCCCGACGTTGCTGGCCTCAATATCCCACTTGTTCATAATCTTGGTGGCGCTCTGGACGCTGCCTACCACGTTCGTCCCAGTAATCTCCGAGAAGTCGAGGAACTGGCCCGTTACGGTGGTAAGCGCGTCCCCGGTGAGAAGCATTCGGGTGTTAATCTCCCCGATGGCTCCCGCCGTGTTTCCAAGGTCGCCGGATTTGGACGCGGCGTAAGCGTTCATCATGCTCTCCGTCAGGCCGTCCAGCGCCGCCCCGCTTGCGCCCGTAGCCTTGACGACGGTGCTCTCTGCGTCGGAAAAGGCCGTGACCAGCTCATAGGCGGATTCGGTGATCTCCTTGATGGCCGCCGTGATGCCCGCTGCCGCCAAGGCACTCGCTATCCCCTCCACGGCATCCACGGCCTTTTTCCCGCCGCTCTCCGCCTCTTCCGAGGCTTTTTCCGTGTCCTTGGACAGCTCCTCCGTCGCAGCGGTGGCCTTGCCGTTCGCCTCCGCAAGGGCCTCCGCTGCGGTGCCCGCCCTCTCTGCTGCCGATTCCAGCTCGTTTAGGTCGTTGGTGCCGGAGGTCATAACCCTGTCGTATTCCTCCATAGCGGCTGCGGCCTCCTCTTGCGCCGCCGTCAGTGTGCTCATTGCCTCCGCCGCGCCTTCGCTGGCCTTTGCGAGGGCCGCTTTCGTCTCCGCAGACACATCCTCGCTGGCCGCCAGCTTTTCCGTAGCCTCTGCTGCTGTGTCCATTGCGGAGCTTAATTCGTTCTGAATATCCGCCGTGGCCTCAATGCCCTTGCTCAAATGACTGGCCGCCTGCTCACACAACTCGAACATCCGGCCCTGTTCCTCGAGCGCGTCCGCCGTCTTGAATCCCTGCTCAACAAGCTCCTCCGTGGTATAAATCGCCTCAAGCAGCCCTTTGTCATAATTCCCGACGGCCTCCGTCCAGTTGTCGGTCTGCTGTTGTAGGTTCTCAATAGAGGTCGCTACTCCGTCCACCGCAGAAGCCGCCTGTACCGTTCCGCTGGCCGCCCCATCAAAGGCGGCTTCAAGCGCGTCCCCGGCCTGCTCCCACCGTTCAAGGGCGTTCTGCCCGCCCTCTGCCATGCCAGCCAGCTTGTCGGACATTTCATCAATCAGCCTAAATCTTGCTGTCAAATCAGCCATATAACCGCCTCCTCCATGCTTTTATTAAATCCGGCCCTTTTCGGGGCGGTTGGTTTCTAATTTTATTATGTGTGCCGTTTTTCGGGGCAACATCTTTCGTAATCGGTTTTTCCTGCTATAATTGGGTGCGAAAGGGGTGTTTTTATGTCTGTCTGGTTATGCCGTGCCGGGCGATATGGTGAATACGAAGCTCGCTTTTTGGAAGATGGGAAAATCTACTATACTTTCGAGGAGATTAGTGTTTCGCTCTCCTCTTTCGGGTCAAAACAAGACTTGCAAGAATACTTTTTGCAGGTTACTCCTGCCGTTAAAAAAAAAGCTGCATCGGTCTATGCAGCACAAGGAAACACTTTTTGCAACAAAATGAAAGTCGGAGATTGGGTGGTGACACCAAGCAAAACATCTCCCGGCCTGCTCCATTTCGCTGAAATTTCTGGCGGATACATATTCAATGAAAACGCAGAGGAAAGTTATAGGCACGCTCGCCCCGTGAGATGGTTTGCTGAAATCCATAGAGAACAATTTGAACAGGACATTCAATTTTCTCTTGGTGCTGCTGTTACAATCTGCAATCTAAAGCAGGAAAACCGGATAAGGCAGGTTGTTTCAAAGTCTCTTAATTCGTTAGATTGCACAAGCATTTTACCCACCCCCCACCGAATTTGGAGCTTTTGTCGCTTGACACAATTTCCGAGTATATTATCCGAAATTATAAGGGGCATGGCCTCGCTCGCATTGTAGAGGCAATTCTAAAAGCAAAAGGGTTCACGGTATTCCGCAGTCCAAAAGGTGCCGACCACGGCGTTGATCTGCTGGCTTCCTCCGGGAGCCTCGGATTTGCCTCTCCGAAAATCTGCGTACAGGTTAAGTCCACGGAGGATGCAGTAGAGCGTGTGGTTTTAGACCAGCTTATCGGAACTATGGCCAATGTTGGAGCTGAATACGGCTTGCTGGTTTCGTGGGGAGGATTCAAAAGTTCCATCATCCGCGACATCCCTATGCAGTTTTTCAAGGTTCGGCTGTGGTCGCGCATTGAAATTTTGAACGAGTTTTTGCAATGCTATGACAAAATAGATGATGAAATCAAGCAAGAAATTCCCCTTAAAAGGATTTGGGTGCTTGACAGCGAAGATGATGCAGAGGAATGAGTTTATTCATAAATAAAATTCCAGCCGGGGCAAACGCCCCGGCTGTGCTTCCGCTATCTGGTGCAAATCGCGTTTTCCTCTCCCTCGACTTCAACCCAAATTGTGCTGCCGCCATCCTCATCCTCGTAGGTAAGTCCGTGGTTTCTGTAAATTTCAATCTCAATGGCATCGCAAAAACAATGGTCGCAATATTCCTGATCCCACCCTTGGAAATGAAATCGTCGGTCGCCTGGCTTAAATTGCTTACCGCAGCAGCTACAAATGCCAACAGCCTCGCCGTCCGGGTCGGCCTCGTCAAGCCCTGCGAAGAATTTTTCGCAGATTTCCTTTCGTTTTTCGGGTTTGCCGTGGGCCTTGCGTACCTCCTCGCGGAGTTGCTGTAATTTTGTTCTTTCCATCGTGGCTTCTCCTTTCCGTCCTGTGGACTGCTTCAATTATAGCCCCTATATGGGGCATTGTCAAGAACTTCCAGAAAAATATGCCACGTTTCGGAGCAACTATTTTCGGAATGTATCGCGTCTTATCGGGGCATCGTCCTCCTGTAGCTCGGAGGCAATGTAGAAAAGCTGCATCGGGCGCGGCATGGCCTCAAACTCCTCCGGTCTGAGGCCGTGCCTCTGCCATAGGACGTGCGCCCAATGCGCTCTGCTGCCTGCCTCCTTGATTAGTTTTTTGCGTCAGCCAGCTCCTCCTCGTCACTGATGGCGCTGGCAAGGCCGAGGGCCTGCATCACAATCCGGGAGACGTGCTGGTATTCGTCCGCCGTCGGGAACACCTTGAGCGGCATATCCGTGAAGTCCACGCAGCCGAAGTGCTTCATCAGGTCGGGGTCTTTGAGGTCGGGGTATTGCAGGGCCTCGACGATGATGTGCCGGGAGGCTTTGGCGGGGTCTTTCTCGGTTTTCCAGACGACCTCCCCGTTGGCAATCAGGGGGTTCCCCTTCTTGTCGGTCGCCATGCCCCGCTTGCGGTAGCCCTCGTTGATGCGGTTGATCTCCTCCTGCGAAAGGACGCGGATTTCAAAGTCGATAACCTTGCCGTCCTCGTCCTTGAAGCTGTCCGGGCCGGGCACGGTGACAATTTTCGGCTCCGTGCTCCGCATAAAGTATTTCAAATCCTTTTTCATGGGTGTGCTCCTCTCTTGATGTGGTGCTCCCCGCCCCCATGCCGGGGGCGGGGGCGGGGTTAAACAAGGTCTTTGCCGTTGAACGCGATATTGTCGTCCACAACCTGCCCCTCACTGTCCAGGGCAATCAGGTTGAGGCCGCCCGTGAGGACGCACCCGACAACCGTGATGATCTGCGTCCCGTTCTCCGCGTAATAGTCGCTGTGTTCGTCGTCCATGATACCCTGAATCGTGAACTCCGGCGTTTCCTTGGTTTTCATGTAGTGCTTCACAGCGTCTTGCAGCCACGGGGTGCTCCGCCGCCGGGTGATGTTCCCCGTCAGGGTGGCCCCAAGCCACCGGGAGCTGGGGGTGCGCTCCCCGAGCTGCCTGCCCGTCCAAACGTCCGGCGTGAAGATGATCTCGCACTTCACGCTGTCCACGACGGTCAGGCCGTCAATGACGATCTTCCCCTCCCGCAGGGAAATGGGGTTTTTGTTGTACTGCATGGTAGACATAGCCTGCTACCTCCTCTCTCCCTTACCGGGTCGTGATAGTGAAGAACAGCTTCTCCGCGCTGTCCACGGGCTGAATCCCCACGTTGAAATAGGTTTCGTCGCCGTGAGACAGTTCCCGGTCAACGAGGAAATCCTTGTCGAAATCGACGTTGCGGATGGCCCCGATGCCGCCCTCCGAGCGCGGGCCGTACAGCTTGAGGATGGTCTTGCCGATGCTCTCCATGATGTTCCATCCGTCGTCGTCGTTGTCGTACTTGTTCGGGGGGAAATTGACCTGACAGCTCTCCCCGAAAGCGTCCAGCACCCGGAGAACGCGGTTCTTCCGCCAGCTCTGCGCCTTTTTCCCGTCGTTGTAGGACGTGAGGCTGTTGATGTCGTATTCGACGGCAACCTGCGTCTTTTCGTTGAACGAGAAAAAGAACTTGCCCGCTTTGATAGCGGCCACGGCCTCCGCATGGGAGAACAGGTCAACGATGTCCGCCGCGTCCTCCACCACCTTGTAGGTGTTGCTGGTAACGCAGTCCGCGCCCGCGTCTGCCCCGGCCACCCACGCGGTCGCCTGCGCATGGGTGAGGGCCGTCCCGTCGCTCAAGGTGTAGCTGTTGGCGACGTTGATGATGCCCTCGTAGTCGCAAACGTAGTCCGCCACAACCGCCTTGCGGTACTTGCCAACATCCTCCCGCAGATACTTGATCTTGCTGACGAGCGCGGTGAGCAGGCTCCCGTCCTCCGTGCTGTCTACCGGGAACGCCATCGTATTCCAGACCTGCGCCTCCGAAGCGTCGAGGAAT